AATAAAGAAAATACATCTTTGCCGCCACCTGTTAATGCACGGGTAGGTAAGCTACCAGCTGATTGGTTAAATAAACCACCTAAATTTAATGCCATATAATAAAACCTCTTGCTTTACTGTATTTATTGACTGTATTATAGTAGTATATTAAAAGGATTCCTCTAGCTATGAGAAAGGTAAATTACCTAAATAAAAGTATAAATAATATAAAAGGATTGTTATGCAGAACTTTTATGTTTATGCCTATCTTAGAAGTAAAGATTCTTCCACAGGTAAATCAGGCACACCGTATTATATAGGCAAAGGCACCGGAAATAGAGCGTATGTTAAACATTATGCTCCTCTTCCTAAAGACAGATCGAATATCACATTTATTAAACAAAATTTAACAGAACAACAGGCACACGAGTTAGAAATAGAATTAATTACAAAATACGGTAGAAAAGATTTAGGCGCCGGCATTTTACATAATAGAACCAATGGCGGAGAAGGTATTAGTAATCCTTCTCTTGCAACTAGAGAAAAATTAGCGTATGCTAAAAGAAACGAGTCTCTAGAAACTAAATTAAAGAGATCTATAGCGGCAAAAAATAGAATAAGAACTCCGTTGAGTGCAGAGACTAAACAAAAAATTAGTTCAGCAAATAGCGGTAAGAAACGATCAGTAGAGACTAAGGAAAAAATGTCTAACATAGCAAAAGGTAGATCATTATCCGCTGAACACAAGGAACATATTAGCAAGACACTAATGGGAAAGCCCAAAGCGCCATTCAGCAATCAGCATAGAGAAAATATTGGTAAGGTGCACCGAGGAAAACCTTGGTCTGCTGCCAGAAGAGCAGCATATGAAAATAAGGGGAATCAAAATTCGTAAAGTCAACTATTTAAATAATAAAGATATTCTAAAGGAAATTCATAAAAGTAAATCAACATTTTGTAGTTATGTAGACCCTAGCTATAAAGACTACGACATGATTATCTACGGTACTGACAAAATTACTAAGAAAATCATTGCAGAAGCTCGCAGTTCACGTATAGAACGGTTGGCAAAAGAAGCACAAGAAGTAGATCTACTAAACGGTATTAAAAAGAAACTAGACGAATATGCTAGTCCATTAAAAGATACCCCAAGCACAGACGTAGTATTCCGTGTTATGACCTGGGATCATATACCAATTGACGAATTAAAGCAAAAGAAAGCTGATGCTAAAGCACAAGAAGAATACGAAGCCGATGAAGATAACTTTGAAACAGAATACGACGAGCCTGTAGTAGTTAAAGGTGCAACAAAGTATACTAAATGTAATTTCCCTCCGTTTCAACACTATAAAGTTGATGCAGATAATAAACCGTATCTAGTAGGCAAAAGTCATTGGAAGGGCGATTTAGAAAAAGGCAAGTTTAGCAAAGATCATGGCAATATGACCAACAAACTAGCACACATGTTTATTAAGCTATGTGAACGCTATGCTACTCGTAGTAACTGGCGTGGTTATACCTACAACGATGAAATGCGCAGTCAAGCATTACTACAGTTAAGTCAAATTGGCCTACAGTTTGATGAAGCTAAATCACAGAATCCATTTGCCTATTACACAGCGGCTATTACTAATAGCTTTACACGTGTTCTAAATATTGAAAAACGTAATCAAAACATTCGAGATGATATACTTGAACTTAATAATTATACCCCCTCATATACTAGACAAGGAGATTGGGGTGGTGGCGGGTGGGGAGCAGACGAATAATTTTAGAAATGAATAAATACTATACAACTTAAAGGTTTTATATGATTATTAATTGTAAGTATTTGAACTGGTATTTCAATATTATTAAGACTGCTAAACTGCGCAAGGAAACACCTGGGTATACCGAAAAGCATCACATTATACCTAGGTGTTTGGGTGGTAGTAATTGTTTAAGCAATATCGCAGTCCTTACAGCAAGAGAACACTACATCTGTCATTTATTGTTAGCACGATTTACAACAGGTACAGCTCAGAGGAAAATGGCACATGCTGCCTTTATGCTAACTCGTTCGTCCAAAAATCAACATAGATATAAAATAACAGCGAGATGGTACCAGATATTAAAAGAAGGAATGAGTGCCGCAAAAAAAGGTATAGTTATCCCCCGAACAGAAGAATGGGCAAGAAATATATCTAAAGCTAAAAAAGGCAAATCGTTAACAGACAAACATAAAAAAGCCTTAACTGGGATTAAAAAAGGAATAGGGTGGACTAACGCTAGAAAGAACGCAGGCAAACATGTAGTTACCCCGTATGGTATTTTTGTATCTCAAGCAGAAGCCGAACGACAGTTAGGACTTGGTAAAAATGTTATTGCTTATCGAATAAAAACTCAGCCGACAGAATACTGTATTAAAAATGATTACCAAATCAATTGATTTCTGTCTGAGCATCCGTGTATACTGAACTATAACCTTAATATGTTAAAAGGAACAAATGAGTAATTTATTTAAAAAGGCGGCCGTTTTGACAGATGTGCATTTCGGCCTTAAAAGCAATAGTCAACTACACAATGATGACTGTTTAAACTTTGTTAAGTGGTTTATCTCTAAGGCAAAAGAAGAAGGGTGCGATACTTGCTTTATGCTAGGCGACTGGCATAACAACAGAGCCGCTATCAATATCGTTACTTTAAACTACAGCCTAACAGCCTTAGAGTTGTTGGGCAAGGCCTTTGACCGCGTTATCTTTATTCCAGGCAATCATGACTTATATTATCGTGACAAGCGTGATATACAATCAGCTGAATGGGCTAGGCACATTCCTAATATTGAAATTGTAAATGATTTCTACAGTGAAGGTGATGTTAGTATTGTGCCTTGGCTAGTGGGTGACGATCATAAAAAGATTCCTAAAATCAATGCCAAGTATATGTTTGGCCACTTTGAATTGCCACACTTTTTTATGAATGCTATGGTGCAAATGCCCGAGCATGGCGAACTACGTCGTGAACACTTCGGGCATGTTGATCATATGTTTAGTGGACACTTCCATAAACGACAGACTAACAAGAACATTACCTACATTGGCAATGCTTTCCCGCACAACTACGCAGATGCAGGTGATGATGACCGTGGTATGATGATACTTACTTGGGGCCAGGATCCTGTATTTAAAGCATGGCCTAACCAACCTAAGTATCGTGTCTATGGTCTAAGCGATGTATTACGTACGCCCGAGGCATTGTTATTACCTAACATGCACTGCCGTGTTAATATTGACATCGACATTACCTACGAAGAAGCTACGTTTATTAAAGAAACATTCGTTGGCACATACAACCTACGTGAGCTTACACTGATTCCTGTTAAAAACATGGACATCGGGCAGGACATACAGTTAGGTAATATTCAATTTGAAAGCATCGATACCATTGTTACTAATCAGCTAACAAATATTAACAGCGAGCATTACGATCCTAATCTATTGTTAGACATTTATCGTCATCTATGAGAATTTATGCAAGTGGGTGTAGTTTTACTTATGGTGATGAATTAATTAACCCGAATAGATCTGCATGGCCGGCGTTATTAGCTGATAAATTAAATTCTAATATCGACAATGATGCCGTATCAGGTGGAACTAATAGTAGAACTGTTTATCATACTATAAAAAATCTGCAATACAATTATGATCTGTATTTAATTGCATGGACTACTTATTCTAGATTTACTTTTTATAAGAACGATAATAATTTCGAAACGAATTTTAATCCGCAATTAAAACATACATTATACTCTTCTAAAAAATTTTATGCAGACTGGGGCAATACGTTATATAAACATTGGTACAATGAATTATATGCATTTAAACTATGGTTACAACAAATTATACAGTTACAATCGTTACTTGCTAGTAAGAATTATATTATGATTAATACTATGGATAATAACATCAATCAATGGACTACTAATAAAGAATCATTTATTAAATCAGTCAAACCATTAATTAACTTCGATATTATGAATGACGAACAAATATTTGATGAATTTAAAGAAATACAGTATTATATAAGTATCATTGATTTTTCTAAGTTTTACAAATGGAATGAATTCTATATAACACAATTATGTTCACAATTTAAATGTGGTCCTGTAGGACATATTTTAGAAGACGGACATACTCATTTAGCGGAATTAATATACAAACATGTTCAAAATAAAAAATCTCACAGTTAAAAACTTCATGAGTGTAGGTAATGCTACACAGGCTGTTGAGTTTGATCGTCAAGACTTAACGTTAGTTTTAGGTGAAAACATTGATCTAGGCGGCGATGACAGCGGAGCACGTAATGGTACAGGTAAAACTACTATCATTAACGCACTTAGCTACGGCTTATATGGTACTGCTCTTACTAACATTAAGAAAGATAACTTAATCAATAAAACTAATGCTAAAGGCATGTTAGTTACCATTGACTTTGAAGTCAACGGTGAAAGTTATCGTATCGAGCGTGGCCGCAAGAGTAACGTATTAAAGTTCTACATAGGTGATCAAGAACAAGAAGCCAAAGACGACAATAGTCAGGGCGATAGTCGAGAAACACAAGCAGAAATCGAACGCTTGTTAGGTATGAGTCATGACATGTTCAAACACATTGTGGCACTTAACACTTATACAGAACCGTTCTTAAGTCTTAAAGCCAACGATCAGCGCACTATCATTGAGCAGTTACTTGGTATTACTCTGCTGTCAGAAAAAGCCGATGCACTTAAAGAGCAGGGCAAGGCTACCAAGGATGCAATTCAGCAAGAAGAGTTTAATATTAAGGCCATAACTGACGCAAATGGTCGCATTCAGGAGCAAATTGAGAGCTTAAAACGTCGGCAAACTTTGTGGACTACCAAGCATGCAGAAGACGCAACAAAATTGCAAACTGCTTTAGATAGCCTATTAGAAATTGATATCGATAGTGAGATCCAAGCACACAAAGACCTTACTGCTTATAATCAAAAACGTAAAGATCTAAGTGATTTAGACAAAGCTATCCTGCGTGCTGATGCAGATTGCGTTAGAGAACAAAAGTTAGTAGATAAGACTGAAAAAGAAATTGCAGACTTAGAAGCGCATACTTGTTATGCTTGTGGGCAAACATTTCACGATAATAAACATGAAGAAGTTTTAGCAGGTAAGAGGGCCACCTTAGCAGAAGCACACAACCAATATATTGAACTGTTTGGACAGCTGCAATTATTCCAAGCAACTAGAAAAGAACTAGGTGAACTAGGCTCACAGCCAAAAGTATTCTACGATAAAGAAGAGGACGCTATCCATCATCGTAGTACTGTAGCCAGTCTACAAATGCAATTAGTAAGCAAGATGGCAGAAACTGATCCTTACGATGAACAGATTGAGGAAATGAAGACTACTGCACTCGCTGAAATTGACTATACCGTAATGAATGAGCTGATGCGTGTTAAAGAGCATCAAGAATTCTTACTAAAATTATTAACAAATAAAGATTCGTTTATACGTAAACGTATTATTGATCAGAACTTAAGCTACTTAAATGCTCGCTTAGGTTATTACTTGGATAAGATTGGTTTGCCGCATAGCGTTAAGTTCCTAAACGATCTGAGTGTAGAAATACAGGAACTAGGTCGTGAGTTAGATTTTGATAACTTAAGTCGTGGTGAACGTAACAGACTTATCCTTAGCTTATCATGGGCGTTCCGTGATGTATGGGAAAGTTTGTATCAACCAATTAACTTATTGTTTATCGATGAGCTTGTTGATTCAGGTATGGATACTTCAGGTGTTGAAAATGCCTTGGCTATCCTTAAGAAAATGACTAGAGAAAATAACAAATCTATTTGGTTAGTATCGCATAAAGATGAACTAGCGGGTCGTGTAAACAATATCCTTACAGTAGTAAAAGAGAATGGGTTTACAACCTATAACAACGATGTAGAAGTAAAATGAAACTAGCAACCTGGCATTGGCACATAGAGATATCTAGTAAATGCACATTAAAGTGTCTACGCTGTGCCCGTACGGAAATGCCCGATACCTTAATCAATACCGAACTAAGTTTAGATTTCTTTAAAAAGAACTTTACACCAGAGTTTATTGAATCCAACGTAGAAAAGATCACGTTTTGCGGTGACGACGGTGACCCTATCTATGCGCACGACTTAATAGCTGTAATTGAATATATTAAAAGTATAAAACCGGTTAAGTTTGTTATTGTTACTAATGGTAGCTATAAAAAAGAAGACTGGTGGACTAGACTAGGACAGACGTTAGATCAAGATGATCATATTCATTTTAGCCTGGACGGGTGGGATCAGGACAGCAACGAACAGTACCGTGTCAACAGTGATTGGGCTAGCATCGTACAAGGTGTTAATACATTGCGTAATAGTAGCCATGTTTACATGACCTGGGATGCCATTGCTTTTAAGTTTAACGAAAATAAACTAGATGATATGAAGCTATTAGCCAAAGAATTGGGCTTTGATCAATTTCAATTGACTTTAAGTACAAAGTTTAATAAAGTATATAGTATATACCCTAAAGGCGATCAATTACAGCCCAAAGACGAATTAATTAGTAGCAACTATAGATTCCAACGGGTGCTTACTCAGTTTAACGAGCGTAGAGAAAGCACTGTAGGTAGTAAGACTAATTTAAAATTATATAACCAAGCGGTTACGTTTGGTGACGTAGTCCCACTTTGTGGTATTGGGAATAAAGGGTTGTTTATTAACAGTCAAGGGCATTTATTTCCTTGTTGTTGGGTGGCAAACAGATACACACATAACAACGAGTGGTTAGATGTAAGTAAGAATCGGTTCGATCTTAATCAAAGATCGTTAAATGATGTTCTAAATGACGAGTTTTGGAGTGAAGAGTTTGAAATTTTCTCCAGGTCCGAATGCAGGGCTAAATGTAATAAAGCAGTGGTAAATCAGCAGTACGCAACCGAATGGTAAGGAGTAGTTATGGCAGTTAAGAAAAAAGGCAATCCTATGCAGACACGTACAGGCAAACCTAGATTAGGTCCGCTTAACGTTACGCAACTAACATCACTGTTAGAAAAAACGCAACAAAAGAAAAACAAAGCAAAGATTTCAAAAGAAATTGCTCGTAAACAAGCAATGTTACAACACTAAGGAGAAGTAAAATGGCAACAACACATGAACAAATCGTAGCAGCATATGATGCATACCTAGCAGAAAATGAGAAGTTTGAAGGCAAAGGCGTAGGCGCAGCAGGAACACGTGCTCGTGGCGCTTTAGGCGACCTAGGCAAGTTAACTAAAGCTCGTCGTGCAGAAATTCAAGAGAAGAAAAATGCTGCTAAGACAACGAAATAAATAGACTTATGGCATATGAATATCCTTGGACGTACAATGGTGTAATATTTGACTCTGAGGATATTCAAACCTATTATGGCTTTATATATAGAATAACAAACACAGTAAATGGTCATGATTATATTGGCCGCAAGTACTTTACTACCATCAAAAAGAGACCACCTCTAAAAGGCAAGAAAAATAAACGACACGAAGTCATAGAAACAGACTGGAAAGATTATTGGGGCTCATCACACCGCTTAATAGAAGATATTGAGCAACTAGGCAAAGAGAAATTTACTCGTGAGATTATACAT